ACATTTGATGTAATGGCTTATAGAAAGAATGATAGTTTAAAATCTATAAAGTAGATATGAAAACAATCATACACGTTAATCAGCACGTAGTGAAGTCTAATAGAAAGAATGGTGTTAATGATCCAGTACTCACTGTTAAGACTTATAAGGAAAACATATACGCACATGAGGTTGAAATAAAAGGAGATAGCAAAGTATGTTACTCTCCAGATAAACCTTTAAGTTGTGGAGCACATGTTTGGATAGAAACTAATAATGAAGTAATAATAATAAGATGAAAATAATATACATGGAACAAACTCTCAACCTAATGGCTCAGGGAGGACCTCAGCACCTAGAGTATGTAAATGATCTAGTAGCATTGGGAGAGATAAAGACAACAGAACAATTTGGAAATTATTTAGTAATAAAATAACATAGACATGAAAGATTTACAACTACTTACTAAAAGAGATTTGTGCTACATGATGGGAATTAGCATTGGCAAGCTAGATGGTTTAATTAAGGATAATAAGATTAAATACATAAAACTAGGTAAGAGTGTTAGATTCAAAGAGGCCGATGTTACGAGCTACATAGACGGACACTACAAAGAAGAAGACAACATAATCTCAGATTGGCTAGAGATTAATAGAGATCCTAAGATTGAAATCAAAGTATTGAATGAGGTAATAGATAAGCTGTTGAAACAAGTAAAGGAACTAAGGGAGGAACTAGCATACGAGAAGAGAAATAAAACAAGTACAGTATGATAGATGATATAAAGAAATGGTGGAATAGAACTGGGAGGGATTGGGAATTTTATAGTAAGAGTGAATGGAACTATTGGATTATTCTCAGGAGAACTTCAAATGATGGATTAATTGAATTTAAAAAGATAAACAAGTTATGATAAAGTTTTTAAAAGTATTTTTAGTAGCAAATTGTATAGTTGCAGGATTAGTTTCAACGATATATGTATTGGGATGTTTCATTACTTGGACCATCATACCAGTTTGGACCGTACAAGATATACACCCAGAAGTAGTTAGAGTAATAGAGGTATGTCTAGCTCTCGTATCATTGTTTATTTTAGCGGATTCAGACTTAGAGATATGACAGTAAAAGAACTAATTGAAGCACTATCCCAAATCAAAGACCAAGACCTAAAAGTAATGGTAAAGGGATATGAAGGAGGGGTAAGTGATGCTATAGTAAGTACTAATGAAAGTAATACTCCCGAAATCTATACCGTAGAGAGAAATGTAAATCAAGAATGGTACTATGGGAGACATGAAGTAACAGAACATGATACCCCACTAAAGAAAGATAAGGTAGAGAAAGCTATAATTATTATAGGATAATTTCCTCCAAAAAGTATATGTAGGGACCCTTGGGGTCCCCACTTTTGTTTCGTATATTACACTTAATAAAAAATAAATGTTATGTCAGATTTAATTACAATTTACTTCATTATCGGGTTCCTTCTTACCCTGATATGTGATATCCTACTAAAATCCCAAGAAAATAATGATCGGTTTACATTCCCAGAACTATTGGGGGTAACACTTCTGTGGCCCATCCTACTTATTATTAATTATAGAAAATAAAAGTTATGTTAGAAGAAACTATTACTCTGGAGGAAGCTATTTCCCTAGAAGCGGGGGGGGAAATTATTATTTATAATCCTGAAACCGTTAAGTCTCCTATTTCAAACTTGTTTGAGAATTTGGGTTGGAACTATAATTGGAAAGAATTAAGGAAACAATTTAGAAAAATCTCTGTTCAAAAACTTCCTCAATTTGTTGATTTTGAATACCGAATTGAACATAAATACCGTCAAGAAGGTGAGGAGAACACATGGGTTTGGGTATATATGTACGCTAAGAGCGTGGCAAATAAGTCAAGGTTAGATGAAGCAAATTCTAAAGGTCAATTCGTTTATATCTTAACAAACATAGCCTATCCTGGGATTTGTAAAATAGGAAAAGCAGTTGCTCCTTCTAAAAGGGTTAAGCAAATTAATGGTGCAGGAACAGTTTCGGAATGGGTTTTAAAATATGCAATTCCTGTTACTGATGATTATAAGGTTGAGGGAATGGTTCATAAAAACCTTGAACATTTAAGAATGAATAGTCATCAAGGGTCATCAAGGGAATTTTTTATTATTTCTTTTGAAGATGCTATTAAGGAAATAGAAACCGTTGCCGAATCATTTTATGTTTCAAAACCAATTTTTTATTAATTTTTAAATTTATTTTATTATGTCACAGTATATCTTGTTATCAATTATAAATTTTATCTCTTATTATTTGGGACTTGGATTTATTATTTCAATTATTTACTCAGCTATGGTCTCAGCCATGAGAGATGAGGAAGCTGAATTGAATGTGGGAGAAATTGCATTAACAGTTTTCTTTTACCCTTTTATCATTTATCAAATCATTAAAACATATAGAGATGGAGAATAACTTAGAAGAATTAGAAATAAATTTATTGGTTCAATTTTTAGAACCTATTGTGAAAAATTCCCTCAATGGGGTAGAATTATCTTTAGAAAATCCTTTAACAGAAGGGGAAATAAAAGATTTAAAAGATCTAATGGTTCAACTTCAAGAAGAAGTAGTTACATATGGAGACGCATTTTCACCCGATATTCGCGGCCAAATCATTGAGATAAACCACAAATTACATAATATCACCACAATCGGTGATTAATAAAGTATATACGTGCTTTTCGTTTCCCTATATATTTATATCAAAATTTAAAAACGTCATATAAAAAATTAGGCTGTCCAAAAAATAGGTCGTATGCTTAGAACGTGGAGAAAGAAAAAACTTATTAAATGATAAATGAATGGAAAATAGAAATGTTTACGCTGCAGGGGTGTGAACATTGTGAAATGTTAAGACATGGGATGGAAATTAACGGTATATCCTATACTGACCATGATATAACAAATAATTACTTTCTGGGTGATAGATTAGAGGAAATTTACCAATGTGAATCATATCCTATGATAATTCTTAAAGGTGATTCACAAATAGTTTGGCTTCCTGAATCTTCTTTATTACCTTCTCCCAATATTAGGATTTACAATTCAATGCCCGAATTGATACAAAATATAAAATCAACAATAAAAAAATGAGATACAAAGAATTAGTTACGAAAAAATTAGAACAATTAGACAATTCATTACATCAGCTTAATCAGTTAATAAATGTTAATGATCAAAGAGGTGCTAAACAGTTTATTGAAACAATGAGTGAGAAGATAGATGATATTCAAACCCTTATTAACTCTGAAGATTAAGTTATGGAAATGAAGTTTACAGCCGAACAAATTCAATCCAATTGGGATGAATTTAAAAATAATATTGTTACTTATATCAGTCCTGAACGTGCTTCTAAATTATTAGACTTTTATGAAAAGTTTGAGGAGCGTGTTATGTTAATGCCAGCCGCACATAAGAAAGAATATCATTCGGCATTCCCAGGAGGATACGTTGACCACGTTAATCGTGTAGTTAAGGGTGCTTTAGCATTATCAGACGTATGGGAAGCTTTTGGAGCTGATATGTCTACATTCACTGAGGAGGAATTAGTATTTTCTGCTATTAATCATGACTTAGGTAAAATGGGAGATGAAGAAAATGAATCTTACATCCCACAAACTGATGCGTGGAGACGTGATAAATTAGGCGAAGATTACACGTTTAATACTAAATTACCATTTGCATCGGTACCAGATAGAGGTTTATTTTTACTTATGACTCACGACATTAAGTATACATTTAATGAAATGATGGCTATTCAGACACATGATGGTTTATATGATGAGGGAAATAAAAAATATTTAATGGGTTTTATGGTTGAACAAAAACCACGTACATCTTTACCATTTATATTACATCAGGCTGATTTAATGGCGGCTCGTATTGAATTTGAAATCGAATGGTTACCTAAATTTAAATTAGATAAAAAGGTAGAAGTTAAAGCTCCTTCTAAATTTACAACCAAAACCCCAACATTATCTAACCCAAACGCACCCTTTGCTAACCTTTTAAATAACATATAAGATGGATACATTAATTTTAATCAACGTATTAGTAATAATTTTAGGAGTAATAGGATATGTTATCTGGAATCTGATGAAAAAAGCTGAAAAGCTTGAATCAATGATTAGCGTTCAAGAAAAATATATTATGGATTTCTATGATTTAGTTAAACAATCAGAAGTCAAAATTAAAGAAATTGATGACAAACAATTATTTCAATCAGATGATGAGATTGGTTTTTTCTTTACTAATATTAAAAATATCCAAGAGGCCCTTTCGGATTATATAAAATTTGTAAAATAGATGGAGATAGCTAGCTTAGAAATTAAAATGCTTGTTATTCCTCAGGAAGAAACAGAAGTACAGTTTACAAAAAAGGGAACAGTTCGAAAGAGAAAGCCCAAAACCAAAAAAATGTATTTCACTCAAGATACAGAAGATGCTATTATTGAATATCTAGCTGAAACTGACCCTATAAAGAGAAATAGAATTTATAATGAACGTATTGATTATGGTTTTTTTAAATTAACCGAAAATATTATTCATACCTTTAAATTTTATTATACTGAGGTGGAAACAATTGCGGAACTTCAACATGAAGTAACGTCATTCTTGCTTGAAAAATTACATTTATATAACCAAGCGAAAGGTAAAGCCTTTTCGTATTTCGGCACGATTGCTAAACGTTATTTAATTCTTTATAATAATAAAAATTATGAAAAATTAAAAGGTAGAGCTGAAGTAGGAGCCATAGATGAAGATAAAACTATAGTAATTAATATTTTAAATAGTTCTTCCCCTTCTGATGATCCAATGGTTAATGAACATTACTTCATAGAAAGTTTTATTAAGTATATGGATTTACACCTATTCAGAATATTTCCAGATAATGAAGATGCTAGAACCGCTGATGCTATAGTTGAATTATTCAGACATAGAGAGAATTTAGATATATTCAATAAGAAAGCTCTTTACATTTATATAAGAGAACAAACAGATCAAGACACTCCTCAAATAACAAAAGTAATTAAATCCCTTAAAAAAGTACATTACAGATTACTACAACAGTACTTAGATTATGGCTATGTTGATTTAAGATATTAAAAAATCTTTGACAGAACCATATTTATAACGAAAATATATTATGGATTTTAATTCAATAACACTATTTGGTAAAAAAACATTTGCCGATTTGTTAAAAGAAATACATACTAATTCTTCCAATAAAGAGAAAGAAATTAGATTATTGATAGAAAGTTTAAAACCGTTCATCACCTCTGCAGGTGATGCGGTTATTATTGTCCCACTTATTAAAGATTATTTAGACGTATCAGTTAAAAATGATGATTTATTAATCAAAATGGCAGGTATAGTTCAAAGAGCTATGAATACTAATACTGGTGGAGAAGATATGTTACTTACCGATAGTGATAAAGAAATGTTATTTCAGTCTATGCAACAATTAGACGATCAAGCTAAAGAACAAGTCATAGAACAATCTGTAAAAAACATTTATGAGCAATCTGTATCCTAGTTTTCATAGTAATATAGGTTCTAACTCTAAAGGGGGATCAAAAGGGTCATCAAGTCCTTTCTTCTATGCTAGAGTTAATGACATTGTATTATCTTCAAAAACTAAAACAGATAATTTTTTTACTGCTGCTGGTGGTTGGGCTGGATTAGGTTCAATTAAATTTACTCCTATTGGGTCAAAACCGGATAATGATAAACCTTCCACTTTAATAGCAAAACCCTTATTTACAAATTTAATTCAATATCCTGTTTTAGAAGAAGTAGTTTTAATTTTGACTGCTCCTTCTATAGGTTTAAATGATGACCCACAAGCTCAAACATTTTATTATCTTTCAACTGTAGGTTTATGGAATAGTATTCACCATAATGCTTTTCCTGATATTAATAATTTTAAGGGAGATTTAAATTTTGGAAATACTTTTAAAGAAAAATCTAACGTAAGAAATTTACTCCCTGAAGAGGGAGATATTTTAGTAGAAGGCAGATGGGGCAATTCAATCCGCTTTTCTTCGACAACTGCTCAAAAAACTCAAAATAACTCGTGGAGTTCACAAGGGGAAATAGGTTCACCAATCACTATTATTCGTAATAAACAATCCGAAATTGATATAAATCCTTCTCCTTGGGTACCTGTTTATGAAGATATAAATTATGACGGTTCATCTATTTATTTATGTGCCGGACAAGATATACCTTTAGAATATGCTTCTAAAAACTTAAAAACATTTAATGTTACATTAGGAGCAGGATTTAACAGATCACTTCAAATACCTGATCCAAGATTTACTACTCCTAATCAATCACCTAAAGAAGCAGATAATTTAAAACAACCTGAACCATTGTATTATGTGACAGAATCCGCTACTCAGATAGCACCTGTAACATCATCATTAACTTCTTCATTAGCTACATCATCTCTAACACCTACAGCATCAGTAACTCCTATAGCACCACCACCAACAGCTAGTTTAGCTGTAACTTCTAGTACATCTGAACCTACAGGAAGTACAACACAACCTATTCCAATTGCTTCTTTAAGAATATTAGATACTGATTCTACTTCAATGGTAGGTAGTAATAGTAATTATTTTAATATTTTAAAGAAAAATGGTAAATATGTTGTTATAAAATTAGAAACTGTAACTGAATTTAATCCTAGAGGTGTAGGTATAACTGAGTTTGTATATCCAACCCAATTAGATCGTCCATTACAATATCAAGGATATGGACCTGGGATAGATACTAATCAAACTAAACAAATAATAGTAATGAGTGGAGCTAGTGGAACCTATATTATGAAATTAAATTATATGGATACTAATTTTAATACAATAAATTTAATAAGTGATCCATTCACACAATAATTATGATATATAAACCTGATTTTCCTTATTTAGGAGACCAAATAATAATTAATTCTGGAAGAGTTACTCTTAACTCTAAGGATGATTCTGTATTTTTATTTGCTAAAAAAGCAATTGGTTTTTCTTCTGCAGGTACAATTAACTTTGATGCAGATAGTGATATGATAGTTAATGCTAAAAAAATTTATTTAGGATTAGGAACTTTTACAGCTAACCCTCAACCAGTAGTTAAAGGGGATAATTTAGAAACTCTATTAATAGATATATTAAATGATTTAAATAATTTAGGTCAAAAACTCTCTAAAGCTAAAGATAGTAATGGAGTAGGTATTCCTGTAGTAAGAACAGCAGGAAAAAGTTTAATAAAATCTGTTACAAGACTTAAAACACAAATTAAAGGTATTAAATCTGATAAAACTTATACATTATAATGAGAATACCTGCTGGCTTATCTAGAATATTAACCGAAATTGCACCTGAAAGGATAAACGATGGTACTGAAAAGATATTAGACGTTTTATTTAAAATTAATACTGTGCTGAGGGAAATAAATTCTATTGATTTTTGTAATCCATTAGGTTATATTTTAACTAAAGCTATGCCTCCTGGAGGTATTTTAGAAGGCAAACTTTTAAAATTTGGAACTGATATTACAAAATTTGTCAATGACATTGAAAATAAACTAATCCCAGGTAAATTACCAGGTGAAACTGAAGAACAATATAAAGCAAGATTATTATCTTATCAATCATCTTTAGAAGAAATTAGATTAGCTTTAGAAGATATAGTACCTCCTGATGATTTAGTTGATATAATTCCTGGTGGGGGAGGCATAGTAAAAACTATCCAACAAATAAATTTAGCATTAGTAGCAACTAGTGATACAATTGGAGCTGCATCAGATCCAACTCAATTAATTATTACTAAAGTTACTTTATTAAGATCGTTTGCAAGAAAATTAACTCCATTTATGAGTCCAATTAATATTGCAAATAATATTATATCTAAAAATGCTGATGAATTAAATAAAAAATTAGCAGGGATTATTCA